AGCGATCCGCATGGATTCCTGGATCTCGTCGTTGATGGCGGTCATGGGGTGGGTTCAGGGGATGAGACGACCAGTTGGATCTCGTTGAGGCCGGGGGTGCGGACCTTGTTGATGGCCCCGATGAGGGGCTTGGCGGTCCGAGCCTTCACGGCCTTGTTGCTGATCATCGGGCGGGTGGTGGACTTGATCGTCAGCTCGATGCCTTGAGGGGGCTTAGGCGGGACGGCCGGCGGCAACTCCAGGTTGGGGGCCAGCGCCAGCGGGGGCGGCTGCTTGCGTGGCGCCGATGGCTGCTGCGATGTTCGGGTTGGCACTTGGGTCCATCAGGGGGGCTTTGGCCAGCTGACCAACCTGCGAGAGGAGGGTCTGCCGGGTCTGGTTCTGGATGGCGTCGCCCTTGGCTTCCTCCTGCTTCTCGGGGGTGATCAGCAGCTCCAGGGGATCGATGCCTTCGGAGGCGAAGAGGCGCTTGAGGAACTCGTCGGCGTTGACCTTCTGGAGGAAGATCTCCGGACCGAGCACCTGTTGGATCGTGGTGGCGACCCGCAGCAGGGCCTCCCGATCTTGGCCGCGGCCGACGCCATCGAGGCCGGCGACCACGGTGGGCAGCACGAGGCCCTTGGGAAGCTTGGGCAGCTGGCCGCGGCGCTGCAGCACGGAGAGGCGGCGCTTCAGGAAGGGGGCCACGACCTCGGTGGTCAGGGTCCCCAGGATTCCTCCCAGCTGCTCCATGACCTCCTGCTGGACCGCACGGACCTCTTCGGCCGTGGTGCGTTCCGACTGGCGGACGGACAGGATCAGGAAGGCTTCGGAGAGGCTCTTGTTGAGAGCCATGATCATCTGGTAGGCTGTGGCAAAGTCAGCCTGCTTGCCGAGTTGCACCGCCGTCAGATCCTCAGGGCGGCCCACCAGGATGTCGCCGTTCTCCGCCTCGGCGAACTCCTTGGGCTTGGAGATGGCCCCGGGGTTCAGTAGGTAGCGGATCTTGGCGGCCTCGGCGGATCCCTCGACCATGGTCTGGGAGAGGCCTTCGAGGCTCGTGAGATCCCCGATGAACTCTTCTACCCGGCCACGGCCGTAGTTCTCGCCGTCGACGATGTTGAAGCGGCAGGGGATCCACGCCGGGGAGTCGGTGGGGCTCTGGCCCTGGGAGTTGGGGAGCTTCTTTCCCTCGACCTCCTGGTGCCAGCGCCAGTTGCCGTCGACCACCTTGGCCCAGGTGTAGACCAGGACCTCGTCCTCCTCAAGGGTGACGGAGTCCACGGACGAGGGGCCAGCAGCATCCTTCTGGACGCCATTGGCTCTCCCCTCGTCCCAGGCCTCGCTGAGGAAGCCCTTGGGCAGGAGGTCCTTGTCGATCCCCTCGACGGTGATGATCTCCACCGGGCGGCCGTTGCCGTCGCGGACGCAGACGAAGCGATCTAGGGGGTAGAACTTGAGGCCTTCCTTGTGGTCGAACAGCAGACCGTTGCCGACGGCGACGGCGTGGCGCACGGCCTGGGTCAGGACGACCCGGTCCATGCCATTGGTGATGCTCTGGTTGATGATCCTCTCCATCTTGGCGAGGCTCTGGTCGACCTCGGAGCGGATCTTGGCATTGATGTCCTTGTTGGCGATGAACTCCCCGTCGGAGACCTGGAGCTTGAAGAAGCTGGTGTTCACAGGGAACAGGGCCAGCATCAGCTTTGAGGCCATGACGTTGACGCCCCGGGCCCCCATGGACTGCCAGGGGGTGCGGAGCTTCGAGCCGGCACTGTGGCCGGAGGGGGCCAGCAGGTAGGGCAGGGAGAGGGCGGCGGCGTCCCTTGCGGATTGCAGGAACTCGGTGCGATCAGAGGTCAGAACCTCGTAGCGTTCGGCGGCGGTGCGGCTCTTCACGGCTTACTCCCGGCGAGGGGGATCAGGAGGCCGGCAGGGCCACGGGCAGCACGACGAGGGGCCGTCCGCTGGTCTTCGGTCTTGCGGATGATGCCAGCGCCCGTGGGCGAGGCAGCCATCCAAGCAGGAAGCCCCGGGGGTGCCGGGGCGGGTGCCGGTGGAGCCGGCGGTGGGATTGGCGACATCGGCGGGGGAGCCGGAGCCGAAGGTCTGGACGTACACATGGTCTACTGGGCGATGGCGAGCTTGGCCTTCTGTCGCTGGACCCGTTGGCTTCCCTCGCCCATAGGGTCTCCAAGGGTAGGAGCATTACCCGACGCACTCGAGGACGACACCGACTCGATCGTGGCCAGTCCATTGTTAGGCAACTTCATAGATTTGGTGATACTATTGCCGTAGTCAGGAAGGCCACTCTCCTCGGGGTCTGGATCCTTCGGGGCTGCCGGCGCGGGCAGGTAGATGTACTGGGGAGCAGGAGGGGCCGATGGCCTAGAGCCACACATGGGTTAGGAGCGAGGGGGCAGGGAGAGGTCGAGGGCGATGTTTGGGTTGACGCTCTCGAGGGCCGTCTGGAGCCGGCGGCAGATGTCGACCTGGCCAGCACGGAAGGCGAACTCCCTCTCCGAGATGGTGTGGGAGGGGTAGGTGTCCGGGAAGGCCAGGATCAGCTGGCGGACCAGGACGTGGAGGGGGCTATCCATAAGAGGGGAGGTCACAATTAGCGACCTCGAAAAACGCGGGCATCCTGGCGGAACGGGTGGCCTTCAGCTCGGGGGCCTTGCCGCGCTCGAAGAGGTTGTCGGAGGCCTGGAGCCAGAAGTCACCACCCATCTGTCCAGAGCCAGGGAGCTTGGTGAAGACCCAGTCTACGGTTGCCCGCCGCAGAGAATTGAGGCTTGGTGAGGGCTTGAGGCCAAGCTCTGACGCCACCATGTGGTGCACTGCAACGTGGACCTGCTCGTCCCTGGAGATGTCGGCTGCGACGGTTCGGATCCCGACGTCCCCGGCGAACCGGAGGAAGGGCAGGAGGACGAAGAAAACGGAGCGTTCAAGGATGGCGGCCTTCAGGATGGGATGGTCGGGATGGTTGACCCAGGCGTCGCGGATGTTCAGCCCGGTGGCCTCGTCCTTGGCGTTGGTGCCGTGGGCGTCGACCACGAACTGCAGGGCCTGATCGTGGCGCTCCTCGTCGGCCATGTTGGACCTCAGGGCCCCCACCACACCTTCAGTGGGTGGAAGGTCCCGTGCAAGGCCTGCCTCAAGTAGATCCCGAACAGGCAGCTCAAGATGCCGTAGAGCCAGGCAGCGATGAAGGGTCTCCCGAGTGCCCTCTTTGACGACTCCAGCAGACACCTGAGTAGGTGCCCACTTGCGTTTGCGGGTGAGGACGGAGACATATGGACTAAGGGAGCTCATCAGACGACGGTGCGAGTGAGGTGATTTGGATCGGATTCATCCAGGGCATGAACTTCAGGACCGAAGCCTGTGGCTAGTAGCTCATCGGATAGCAACGAAGTTGGTTGTGGATCAGTAGTGGCGGGGTCGGGATCCACAATGGGATCAAAGCCCCTTAGCCACTCCCTGAGGGCATCACCGGTGGGCGTTTTTGCGGGCCAAGAGATGAACTGGAGCAGGGCCTTACGGTCAGTAAAGCCGCTGCTGGTGTGAGGTTTCCAGGCAATGAAACTTTCACCGCCCCACCGATCAACTTGCCTTTCGATGAACAGGGCATGCGGAACGTGGAAACGCTGGAGGTGGCTCATTCAGCACAGCTCTGACACTCGGAGGCATCGAGGCTGCATTCCACTGGATTCAGGTCGTCAAGAAGGAACAGCTCAGCAAACTCAGCATCAATGATGGATAGGGCATCATCTTTGGCTTGTGTATCTGGAGCCACCTGGAGGGCGTAGTAGAGCGACGTTTGTGGCGACTTGAACCACTCCCGGAGGAATGATTCGTCGTAGGTGACGAGATCGCTCCAGCTGTTGAAGCTGTAGCCGTGGAAGAGGCTGGTGCCGTGGAAGATCTCGACGATCAGGTCAGACACGGCCTTGTAGTCGTCCCAGCCAACCTCCGAGGCGATCTCAATGTTCGGAGGGTACTCGTAGGTCTGGACCCCGAAGGTGCCAGAGTCCCGGTCGATCGAGCGGCTGATGGGCGGGGCAATCTCAGGGGCGCAGGCGAAGCCCCGCTTGTCCGTGGACCGGTAGGCGCAGGAGGCGGTAGGGGCGACGGCGAAGGCCCGATCGAAGCCGGCGTCGCGGGCGATGGAGGCGGCAGAGTTGATGGCCCGTTGGAGGGCTGTCAGGATCTCCCAGGCCTTAACGCATCCCATTGGACACTCATCGAACCCGACCCTGTAGATGGTGGCCAGTTGGGCATAGGTCACCCCCTCCTGGGCCAGGAAGTTGGCGAAGCCCAGGATGCCCAGGCCAACCTGCTTGTCCTCGTGGGGGCTGAGGTAGAGCCCAGCCGCGCCTACTCCTGTCTTGGGATGGAGCTCCACTAGGGACGTCATACCCTCGACGAAGGCCTCCTCCAGGGTGTCGATGGTGCACTGGCCCAGATTGACGTGCTGCAGAAGGCACGTTCCCCGATGGGGAAGGTAGACCTCCAGGCAGACATTGCCCCAGACTCGTCGACCATCCTGATAGCGGATCTTGTTTAGCCAGAGGTCACCAGAGGCAACAGCCTTCAGGACGGCCTCGATGAACCTTGGTTCGCAGCGCCTCAGGAAGGCGTGATCCACATCGAGACAACGCTTGCACCAGGGCAGCTCACGACGATCCGCAGTGATGAACTCAAGGGCATCAGGGTGGCCGTAGTCAAGATGAAGGGTGATTGCCCCGTTCTTGAAGGTTCCACCCCGGCGGAGAATCTCGTTGAGCGTTGAGTAGATCTTGGCAAAGGAGACGGGTCCGCTAGCTGTCAGGCCACGGCCATTGTCGGATCCCTTGGGACGGAGCTTACTGAGGTGGATGGAACATCCAGCCCCGTTGCGGAGGGCGTAGGAGGCGAACCGCCAGGAGGCCTCGATGCCATCGGGGCCCTCCATTTCATCCTCCACCACGAAGGTGGTGCAGCTCACAGGCAGCCGGCTTTCGGGGTTATCAACCCAGGACTGCACACGGCCCGTGCGAGAGATGAGCTTGGAGATGGGCAGGGTCATGAGGTAAGGGTGGACTTCTCAGGGAAGCAGTCGAGGTGGAAAAAGAGGCGGGCAAACTTGTTGGAATGCCGGGTGGTAAGAAGAATGGAATCTTGCCCCTTGGGAATCTCACAATTGCAGACTCTGCACAGGGCGGACTGCCCAGGGGCCTCTCGAGTAAAGCCCCAATCCCAGAAGCTCATGGGGTGTCGTTGATGGTGACGATGGTCTTGGCTGGTTTGTGCTCCCCGCACCATTGGGTGTACCATGACGGACTGTGCTCGGGATAGCGGCGGCAGAAGCCATTCCCATCCACCTTACGTTCGGCTTCGGAGCTCCACTGCCACTGCCAAAATCGGCAGCTGGCGCAGGTTGGCTGGGTCATCTGTTGAAGGAGGTGTTGGTGATTATCACACTGGTCTCACCCCAGTTCACATAGGAGACGTGAACATCCCGCGTCTCCCGATCATGGTAGGGGTCCCAGGTGGTGACAGGGATATCGCCTGGGAAGGTCTTGAGGGTCTCGATGAGCTCGTCGACGGTCATGGGATCAGATCGGACAGCTGGGGCTCGAAGTAGCCGGGGCCCTTCAGAACCTTACCATCTTCTCGTCGGATCGGCTTGCCGTCGATGTCGAGCTTGCTCATGTTGCTCTCGAAGACCCGGGTGAGGGCGAGGTCCAGGTTCCAGCCCTTGGCCGCGGCGAACTGGTAGCAGACGAAGACAAGATCGGAAAGCTCCTTGAGGGTGTGGGCCTCGTCCGCGTCGTGATAGGCATCTAGGAACTCATGGTACTCCTCGTCGATCAGTCCCAGCTGGAAGCCGGCGGTCTCCGGGGCAGGGGCGGGGACACCGAAGGCGTGACGCCAGGTGAGGGCCTCCAGGGTGTGTGTCATGTCGGGGGTGTTGCCGGTGCGGAGAGGCATGTCAGGCGAGAGCGAGGTGAGAGTCGATGTCCTTCAGGACAAAGATAGATTTGCCAAAGAACTGTAGGGTGCCTTGTTCGTAGGTTTCAAGGAGGGGCACGGTGAGGAAATCGCCGCAGCTTCGCCTTAGATCCTCGTACTCTGAACTTCCCAAGTACAGCCGCGTGGCGGTGTATGTGGCTAGACTATCATGGCTACGGCCAAGTTCGTGGACCCTTTTGGAGATAGGTGGACGCTGGATGGATTCAATCATGTGTCGTGCTTGACGAAGGGTTGGTTGTCGGGGCCTTTGAAGCGATCGTCAGTCCCCCAGGTGTTGCGCTGGTACTCCATCAGGAAGAAAAGACAGCAGCCGGCGTGAGCGAGGTGACTCTTGCCGGTCTCTGGGTCTTTTTCTTCCCCGGACCACCAAGCGAAGATGTGGCGACAGAGGGCAGCAAAGTAGCGACCCCATCGGGCCCCTCTGCACCAATTGTTGGCGTCGTATTTCTCGGCACCAAAGGTCAGGACCTCAGCGATCTCGGTGACGGCTGCCCAGGGCACCAGCTCCAGGCGGGGCTTGGAGGCCGATTCAATGCTCTTTCGTGCTTCCCCCTCCGGCTCCCAGGCTCCCGTCGAAGAACTCAGGGTAGGCAGGGTTGCGTTGGATGAAGTGGAGCTCAATGTCTCTAAGTCTCCGTCCGAGCCAGTCGTTTCGGAATGAGCGTCGGGTGAGCTCGAGGGAGAGGCGAAGCCTTCCGCCAAGCACTGCACCACGAAAAGAGGTAACCGATTGGGAAACACGGAGACGAATGAATACCGGGACATTGGGATCTTTGAAGAGGATGGTGAGCAGGGCAGCAGTGCCCCAAACCGAGACTACGAAGGGGTCCATGGGAGCTGGTAGTGGTGGACGAGGAACTCGACGATCTCCTTGGCCTTGTCAGATGGCAGATCCAGAGAGACCTCTGAATCACTGTACCATGGATCCGGAGAATGCTCGATGTACTCGAGGGTGACCTGAGTTGGGAACGACTCTCCGTGTTGGGCCTCCAGGTGAACGGAGGGCGCCAGCTTTAACCTGGCGGGGTCCATAGGATCGGCTCGTGTGCTTTCCAATCATACTCCCTCGGACGGAGGATGCGTGCAAGGCGGGCATTTTGTAAAGCGTCTGCTTCCGTGAGCCCGGCCTTGACGAAGGCCGCCACCACGGCCTCCCACCAGAACTCCCGAGGGGTCTTGTCGAGCAGGACCTTAGCCTTGACGGCTCCGATGCCCGGGCAGCCCTTGTAGCCGTCCACAGCGTCCCCTGTGAGGATCTGCTGGAAGAAGAAGTAGTCGCACTCCTCCAGGGTGGGGGTGGTCTCGTCAGTACCGTTCCACTGGCGACACTGGATCTGCTTGAGGTCCTTGTCGGCGGAGATCAGGACCACGTTCTCGGTGGTCTGGTGACAGCGGAGACCCAGGAGATCGTCCGCCTCTAGCCCCACCTCCAGGTGGGCGGTGAAGCTCTCCAGGGACCACTTCACGAGGCGATGGAAGCCGAGGGGTTTCCGCTTCTGGCGGTGGCCCTTGTACTCATGATCAACCAGCTTCCGGAAGTTGGAGCCGCCAGTGAAGAAGAGCTCGATGTTCTGGCACTGGAAGGTCTTCTTCCAGAGTTCTAGGGTGTCGACGAAGCGGCGCTGGGCCTGTCGGAAGTCCGACGCGACCATGTGCCAGTTGCCGTGTTCGACCTCCACTTCGGAGGACTGGCAAGCGGTGTAGGCCGGGGTGTCGGCGTCGATGAGCAGGATGTCGGGTCGTCTTGTCATTAACCAATCAGAATGAATTTGTGGACGGAATCAGCATCGTAGCATTCCTCATCAGGATGGATTATCTCCAGGTACTCCTTGTCGTTGCGATCAGCACCAGCTACAGTGACTTCTTTAGCCACTCTGGCATACTCATAGTGACGACATATTGACAACCCTCGAACAGGAAGTTTGAGAAGGTCTGGGCCTAGCTCTGAGAGCTTGCTGATTAGATCGTGTCCGGTCATGGTTATCAGTGGCACGAGGCCCAGTTGGGACCGTGCTTGGCCTCGGCGGCCAGGGGCACGTTGAGGTTGAAGGATTGGCCTACTGTGACGATCGACTCGGTGAGGATCCGCTCGACGGTATCCACCTCCACAGGGGAGACAGCCACCTGGATCTCATCATGGATGTAGCCCAAAGGGGTGTAGTCGATTCCAAGTCGAAGCTCGAGGTCGATGTTCCGGTAGCTCTCCACCACCCAGCTCTTGCAGACGATGGCGCCGGCAGACTGGAGCAGGTAGTTCAGGGCGGCGTGTTGCTTGCCCTGCAGGTAGAGCACCCGGCCGTCGAGGGCCTTGAGGGTGTCGTTCTTGGAGCGAGCCTTGACGGACTCCAGGAGGGGCCCGAGGCCGGGGATAGCGAGCACGAAGGCTGCCCGGACCCGCTTGCCCAAGGTGGCCGCGGTACGGCCCTTGAGGGTGGGGTTGACGGTGCGGCCGAGCTTCTCGTCACCTGCCCCGTAGAGGAAGGCGTAGGTGATGGTCTTGACGTCCTTGCGGCTCACCTCGATGCCGAGGGCCTTGGTGGTGGCGTCGGCGTTGATCTGATGGATGTCCCCGTTGACGACGATGTCAGCAAAGCGGCCAGAGTCGAAGAACGCAAGGTAGTGGCCAAGCATCCTAAGTTCAAGACCCGAAGCATCAGCCCCAACTTCCACAAAACCGTCGCCAGGGCCGAAGAGAGCACGACAGCGAGGGTCAGAGGATACCTGACCAAGGTTGGGGGAACGATGAGCATTGCGTCCGGTGTTGGTGGCGAGTGAGCAGCTGTGGTGGATTCGACCTTCCCGAGTGACCTGTTTGAGCCAGGAGTTCTTGCCTTCGCTCAGCTGACCGAGGCCCTTCTGGAGCTCGAGCATCCGGGCGAACTGGGGAGCCTCGGGGGCGTCCAGGGCCAGGAGGACCGACTCGTCGATCTTGGGCTTGCCGGTGTCGGTGAACTCCTCGGGCTGCCAGCCCCTCCAGGTCTGGAAGACCCAGGCGATATGGTCCCGGGAGGTCGGGTTGAAGTCCTGCAGCTTAGTGAAGGGGGCATCCTTGACGTAGCCCTTGGGGCCGTTGTCCCGCTTGGGCGTGAAGGACTTGCCGGCCACATAGGGGAAGGCATCTCGGAGCTCAGAAGCCAGCTGTTCGGACTCGCTTCTGAGTGTGCTCTCGAGTTCCTGCCCACCCTTGACGTCGAAGGGCCAGCCGTACCGCTCCTGGATGGCCATGACCCGGGCACAGTCGTGCTCCATTCCCACGGAACGTGCAAAAGCCTCGGCCTTGGGTTGGAGCCGCTCCCATAGGAGGCTTGTGACCTCCACGTCGCGGACGCAGTAGTCCTGCATCTCCTGGGACCAGGTAGACCAGTCGGCGTGGTCCTTGTAGTCGCCTTTGTGGTAGTCGAGGCGCCAGCCCCAGGCCTCCAGGGAGTGGCGGCCGTAGAGCTTCGGGGGCATCCCCTTCTTCCGGACCTTGTAGTCGATCCCCAGGATGTGGGGGAAGAACTGCCGGCTCAGGATCAGGGTGTCGCAGAGCTCGATCCCCTTGGCGTCGAACCAGGGGTAGATCTCGTGGAGGACCTCGATGTCGTAGTTGATGATGTTATGGCCAACCAGGAGGTCAGCCTCGGCCAGATAGCCCACGCCCGTGGAGATCGACTCGTGTGTGCCCTGGTCGTTGTAGATGTGAACCTCGTTGGTGTCGAGGTCGCGGGTCACGAGGCAGTGGATCGTGTCGAACCCCTCCCGCATGAAGCCGTTGGTCTCAAGGTCGAAGGCAAGTCTCATTGACAGAGTACCTCAAGGGCTGCAGTGAGTATGGGATTGAATGCGGCAATCCTCTGGCTCTTGCTCGGCCATTCTTTGTTTGGGTTATATAGGGCCTTGGTTGCTATCCTCCAGGCCTGGAACGCACCTATGCTGGTCACAGCGATGGCATTGAAGGAGACCCCATCAATCACCTTCTTATAGCCTTGACCTACAAAGTATGGGCTTTCCTCCCAAGATCCCCGAAGAGGCTCAAAATGAGGGAAGTGACAGACAAAATCTATGTCCGAGGGATCGATGCCCTTTGTCGCACCTATGGCAATAGAGCCGGTGATCAGTATCTCCTCGTTGCCCCCTGAGAAGATAAGGCTGCGGACAAGTGCCTCAGCGAGTCCTGTGGTGATTTTCATTGGCGGATGCCCTCCACCTTGCAGATGAAGTCGGTGGCCCCGTCAATCAGCTCCTTGGCAAGCTTGGGATCCTTCAGGATTGCCTTGATGTCGACTCTCTTGCGTTGCTTGGTCAAAATGGAACGTCCTCTTTTTCTGGTGTGGGTGGAAAGTAGCCGGAGAGATCTTCAAGCATCCGTCCGGTCTCTGAATTGTAGCACACCTTCCCGGCAGGTCCGGTGCGCCCGTTGTGGCGGCATTTAAGGACGCGCACGCCCGTGCTAGTCTCACCCTCTTCCAGGTCTCGCTCAAGGGCGATGACGGTGTCGGAGAGCTGGCCAATCGACCGAGAGCCGCGCAGCTGGTTCAGATGGGCCCTGCCACCACTCTCGTGACTCTTGCCTCCACCCTGGACACCAGTGAGGTGGCTGATCAGAAACATGCCGCAGTTGGTCTCCTCGACGAAGTTCCGCAGGCGGGTCATCGTGAGATCAATCAGTTTACGCTCGTCACCATCGTCGTTGCCTGAGATGAGGATCGAGAGGTGGTCGACGAAGAGCCAGTTGCACTCCTCAGCCATGACCATGAATCGAAGCTCGTTCAGGAGCTCCACTGGGTCCACGGTCCTGAAGTCAGCATTGAAGACGACCCGGCCAGAGCCAATCGAGGCGGCAAATGCCTTGCGAAGCTCCTCGGGGCCGATGCTGGTGTTGTCCTGGTGAAGGGGCTTGTTGGCTGCAATCGAGGTGAGCCGGAGGGCGGCCCTTTGAAGGGATTCCTCGAGGGCCACATAGCCAATCTTCTCACCTTGCTGGACTAGGGATTGAGCTGTCTCACCACAGAAGGTTGACTTACCAACGCCTGTGCCGGCCGTAAGAGTGACGAGCTCACCACGTCGGAGACCGCCGGTAGCATCATTGAGGCCGCTGTAAGGCCACAGAGCGTCCCGCCCGCGAAGTGGGGTAGAAATGAGCGCAAAGAGCGACTCCCCAGATACCACAGCTGCAGGGCGCCAGGGCTTCTTGTTCCAGATGGCTTGACGGACATTCTCAGGGGCAGCGAGGAGGGCTTCGTTGGCGTCCTTGAGGGGCGCCGCGGTGGCGATGAAGGTCCTGGCGCCGGGGAGCAGGGGGGCGCATTCTTGCGCTGCTGCTTGCCCAGCCTCATCGTTGTCGAAGAAGAGGACGATCTCGTCGAAGTTGAGCAGGTACTTGAGGTTGGCCTGGATGGCCTTCTTGG